CATACCGTTTATAAATTTGATTCGGATAATAAAGATGATGAAAGAATATCATTTAGCTTTAATGCGATAATAATATTTAAAGCTTAGAGGTGTATCAATATGTATTATTTATTGACAATGTTTGTTTTAACTAATAGAAAGGACTAAATGCTAAAAGCAATAGGAAAAGAGTGGACAAAAAAGGAAGATGGGGGTTGTTTTACTGCCGATCATATGAGTCCAAGTCAGCTTAATAAAAGCTTAGACTTGTGGTTCAATGATTATGTTGTCTTAACAGCTCAACAAAGAAAATCATTACCAGGTAATCTAAATATGGATATTGGCGGAATTGTTGGTCAATCTGTTCAGGATATGATTGTTTATAATTTAACACTTGAAGAAGTTATGAAAGGAAAGAAATAATGTCAGATCAGATAATGATGGAACTTGCAAAAATGCAAACCAAGATAAGAGCCTATGAACAAGATAATAAAAAATATGCAGAACAGTTAAGAAATAGAGATGATGAAATAATTGAACTAAGAACTAAAATTAATTCATTAGAGTTGACCGATAAGAAGATAGCTCAAAATAAAAGTTATTTAGAGTTAAAAGTAAATAAGGATAAAGAACAAATAATAGAAAATCAAAAACTAAAGGAAGGAAATAAAAATGACAATAAAACAAAAAGTAGTTCAGGAAGAAAGTCCGACAAGTAAAAATACTGAAGAAAAATTCAAAGGTTCTTTCAGGGAAAAAAGGTTACAATGTATAGCTTCACTAGATTCTAATGTTGAAAAATTAGACTTTAAAGGAAAGAGTTATTTAACAGTAGCTAAAAGACATAATCACTTATTAAAATTTTTTCCAGAATCTAAGATAGATGAGCAGATTATTTTTCAAGATGATAAAAAAGTTATAGCTAAGACTACATTATATATTGGAGATACTCCTTATAGTGTTGGTCATGCAGAAGAAATAAGAGATGCTAACTTTATTAATAAAACAAGTGCTTTAGAGAATGCTGCCACTTCAAGTTTAGGAAGGTGTTTAGCTTCATTTGGATTACATGGTACAGAATTTGCTAGTGCAGATGAATTAGTTAATGCTGTAATTAATCAAGGAGCAACTACAAAAAATTCAATTAAGGATAAGATAAAACAACAGACAACTGAAACTAAGTTGACTAAGTTATATTCTGATTGGAAGAACGAAACTGAATCAGTTCAAAAAGAATTTGATTCTCAACAACAAACAATAAAAACTAATGGAGGACAAAACAATGCCAATAAGCAACAATGGTAACAGTAAGCAAAAAGATTGGGTATTATTTCCATATAATGGAGCTGATGAAAGAGCAATTAAACTTGACTTCTCAGGAAACATTATTTTAGATAATGGTCATAAAGGAACAATCTTGGGTGTTAAAGCTCAATCAAAAAATGGTAACACTAAGTTTGTTAAAGTGTTTGCACAAATAGGAGTTCTCTTTAAAGGGGATGACAAGTTTACTGGAGAAATGAATTATCCAGATGCTGGTGGAGAGAAAGGTTTGATTGGTTGGACTAATGACGAAGGTAATATTTTATCTGGTTATAAGAATGATCCTAGACCTAAACAAACTCAACAAACAACAACACCTATTGCAAGACCTCAAGCAGAGGTTAAGGTAGAAAGTAAAGAAATTCCATTTTAATTAATGGAGTTTATTTTTTTATTTATGTTTTTTGTAGATGGAACTATTGAAAAAGTATCAGTACCTTTTGGTAGTTCATCTATAAATTGCTTTAATAGATTAGAAAAAGTTGTAAAAATAGATTATCTACCAATAGGTGTTAGATATAAAGATAAACAAGTAGCAGCGTATTGGTGCAAAGACAAGGAAGGAAATTATGCCAGATAATGTAAAGTTTATAAATGATATGGAAAAGTTACTACATGAAAAAGAAGGGGATTACGGACAGTTTGACCATACGTCTTATGTAATGGTTGGAATGATGGAGAAGTATTTATCAATTCACAATAACAAAACAATTAAAGTTCCATTAAAATTTTTTGGTTTATTTATGATCTTTCTTAAATGTTGGAGAGTAATGCAATCAAGTAATTATAAAAAGGATAGCTTTGATGACATCAACGGATATACAGAACTTTTAAGGAGGTTAGTAGTAAATGAAAATAAAACAAAGAGGACTTAGACCAATGACTCCAAAAATGTTGAAGCTATTGCAATTTATTAGAAACTATAGTACAAAATATGGATATATGCCAACTTTTTTAGAAATGGCTGCAGAGATGGAATATAAAAGTAAAAATTCGGTTAGTGTTCTGATTGATAAGCTTGAAGAACGCAACGAATTAAAAAGAGATTATGCTGGTTATAGCAGAAATGTTGTCTTAAATGTTTAAAGTTTTAAAGACATCTATCGTAGAATTTTCAGCTGATGTAGAAGAATTTTTTGATGGTGAAACAATTGAAGAAGCGACCAAAAAAGCACACTATCAATCAATGCCTGGTGAACTTGCTAAAATTAATATTACCGACTGCAAGGTTATCAAGGAAGCTATAAAAATAGTTGGTAAGGAGCAACATGGATCCAAAAAAAGTATTGGAACTGAAAGTTCGGCAACAGGAGGAGAGCAGAAAAATGTTTAAATTTCAAGCTCTAGTCCAAAAGAAGAAAAACTTAATTGCTGACATAAGTTCTAAAATTTTTGAAGAAGAAATGAAAAGACCATTTAGAATAAGTTCTTAAGGGTTTTTTTGTTTTAAACTGAAAGTTGTATAAGCTTATTGGGTATTTTATACTCAAAATAAAAGGAAGGAAAACAAATGATACAAGAAAAAGAAAATCCGTTTAAGAAAGATATGGAGTTCTATAGAGGAATAGGAATCAAAATCAAAGAAGCTAGACATACCAATATCAATCAATTTACTGGAAAGTGTTTTTTGATAACCCAAACAAAAGTTGCAAAGGCATTAGGAACTACCTTTCAACAAATTCAAAAATATGAAAAAGCACATAATCGTATTCCTTTAATTTCATTAATTAAGATAGGAAATTACCTAAAGAAACCTTTAAGTTATTTTGGGGTAGAGTCTTACAGAGAGGATAAAGAATAATGTTTGTACCAGTAAAAGATAAGCTAGATAAATTAGTTGCCTTAACACCTGCTGACCAAGAAAAATTAAGTTATTATAAAAGTATAGTTCCTTTAATGATTTCTAATTGTCATAAGGCTCACCAAACTATTCCTGGTTATGATAAGTGTAAACCAGAGGTAGAAGCTTTTAAATGGTTTGATGGTATTAATATTCCTATTCATGGTTACATAGATTTAAAAGGAGATAATCTTATTATTGAAGATAAATGTAAAATGCCTAGAAGGGGAATTGTCAAAAAAGATGGTACTAGATCTTGGTTTCCTGGAAAGCTACCAGTTGATAAACCTTCTCCATATAACTTATTACAAGTTGATTTCTATTGGTCTGTATTTCAAGTACCAGTTTATCTTTGTTATGTTAATGAGGTAGAATTTAAAGTCTTTCATGCTGGAAATTGTGATGAACTAAAGCCTGAGAATATTAAAAAAAGAATACCTACAATTATTCAAAGAGCTAAAGTTAGACAAAACATAATGAAGATTAGTAATGATCCTAATGTTCTTAAAGATTATATTCAACCAGACTTTACACATATGTTTTGGAATAATGATGCTGATGAAAATTATCTTAAAAATGCTAAGAGGTTTTGGGGATATTAATTGACCTTTAGATATAAAAATAAAACAGGAAAATCTACACCAAATGATAATGTAATGACTAAAGTATCATCAGCAAAATTTATTGTAGATTACTTTAAGCCAAAAGGAAAAATATTAGAACCATGTTTAGGAACTGGTATTTTTTATAATTTATTTAAAGGAGATAAAGATTGGTGCGAAATAAAAGAGGATAAAGATTTTCTACAATATGATAAAAATGTAGATTGGATTATAACAAACCCACCATTTAGTATATTTGATGATTTTTTAATTAAGTCTTTTGAGGTTGCAGATAACATTGTTTTCTTTTGTCCTTTAGTAAAAGTATTTAAAGGTAAAAAATTAGATAAAAAGATTCAAGAATATGGAGATATTAAAGAAATAGTTCATATGGGTACTGGTGGACAGCATGGATTCCCATTTGGTTTTTCAGTTGGTTGTATTTATTACAAAAGAAATTATAAAGGCTCTATAAAATATACAAGAAAATATTAATTACCAATCAAATTTTGATTTAGGTGTTTCATCATCTTTCTTCATACATAGATAGTGAGCTTTAGTGTGATTAGCAAAAGCTACAAAAGAATCAGTAGAAATCATATCTTTATAACAGTATCTACACT